ACAAATACCAAGACGATCGCAAGTGGAAACCTACCGTTGATGAACAAGGTAATGGTTACGCCGTGATTCGTTTTCTTCCTGCTACTGAAGGTCAAGACCTACCGTGGGTTCGCTACTGGGATCACGCATTCAAGGGTCCAACCGGACAGTGGTACATCGAGCGTTCACTAACGACCCTAGGTCAGAACGATCCATTAGGTGAGTTGAACTCACGTCTGTGGAACTCAGGCATCGAAGAAGACAAAGAAACTGCACGTCGCCAGAAGCGTCGTCTACACTACGTTACTAACATTCAAGTTATTAACGACCCTGCAAACCCTGCCAACAATGGCAAGTCATTCATCTACGAGTTCGGTAAGAAGATCTTTGATAAGATCATGGACCAGATGCAACCAGAATTCCCAGGCGAGACTCCGGTCAATCCTTTTGATTTCTGGGGCGGTGCGGACTTCGAACTGAAGATTCGTAACGTTGCGGGATACCGTAACTATGATAAGTCAGACTTTAAGTCACCTTCTCAGTTCTTGGGTGCTGATGAGACTCAACTTGAAGCAGTGTACAATACACTGTATGACTTGAACGAATTCATAGTACCAGACTATCCGAATGCACACGATGCAAAGTGGTTCAAGTCTTACGATGAGTTGAAGCAGAAGTTAGAGACAGTACTAGGTCTTGCGACTGGTGCCGGTTCAACTTTGAAGAACGAAGCACTTGCAAGTGCGGAAGAGGCTCCACCGTGGGACACTTCTTCTGAACCTACTATTGTTGCAGCTGCTCCTGCTCCGGTTGCTGCTGTCGCAGCTGCGGATGACACACTATCATACTTCGCGCAGATGGCTGCCGAAGAGTAAGATATATTACAGTTGATAGATTTGGGGGGACTTCGGTCCCCCTTTTTTTATGAGGCTCTGGTGCCTGATAGTGGGTCGTAACTATCGTATGACATGACTGCACCTGATACTAGACTTGTGTTACTACTTGTATTGGAAACATTAGATGACGATGGAGCAACTACGGTTGTCCCGCCACCACCCAGTCCAGCGAGTGCCTGTGATTGTGTAGTACCGTCTTTAATCTGCGCACCAGTTGCGGTTGGCATCTTCATTGCAGGCGGTGCACCAGTTACACCACTACTACCACCAACAGCAGTAGCAGCACCGCCACCACCCATTGTAGTAATTTCTTTCATGGTGTCTATTAGTTCACCGCCACCACCTATCATCCACTCTGCAATGTTTTTCGCTAAGTAATCCCCTGAGAAACCACCCAGTATACCACCGACTAATCCGCCAGCAACAGTACCGAAGGGTCCCCCGACAGTAGTACCTAGTGTTGCTCCTGCAAGTGCACCAAGAGTACCACCACCGATACCACCCAATGCTCCAGCGATTTCTGCTGCTTTTTCTGAGGCAGACAAGTCATCGTTTGCTAATACTAATCCAATGGTACCGACAGATGCAAGTTGACCTACTATAGGTAATTTCATGAACTTACCAAAGTTCTTGTATTTCGCCATTGCGGCTGCCAAACCTTTTGCTTGACCCGAAGTAGGCGCCTTAACACTTTTCAATGCATCATCCATCTTATCAGCGGACATGAACTTTCCGTTCTGTTTCATTCCACCCTTGTCTACAGTAATTCCCTTATCTGCAAGTGCTTTTAATTTCTTTTTACTCAGGTTAGATGCGGTCTTATTGTTCGCGGTTATTCTTTCCTGTTTAGTCATAGATGATGCTGGGTTGGTAGGCGTAGGAGGTTTCCCTGCATTCAGTTTCTTGTTCAATTTCAAGTTCGCTGCATTAGCAATACCACCGACCGCTGCAAAACCAGTTACGTTTTCAGCCATACCTTGAACGTCACCCTTGAGTAATGAATTAACTCCACTTAGTATTTCATGACTACCGTCCGCAAGTGTTTTGTAAACATCTGACAAAGATGGTAATGCTATATTCAATCCAGCGAGTGCATCCTTTACTTCTTTTCCTCTCTGTCCTAAAGTATCTCCAATTTCCCCTAACATTTCTATGTTTTCTGGAGTAGCAAACGCTCCCGCGACTGCACCCAGTACTGCGAATCTCTTTCCGAACAATGCACCTATACCACCGAACTTAGCAGCATTCGCGGCTGCGGCACCTAGTTCATTATCCCCAGTCATTTCTGCGACAGCAGTACCTAGAGTTTCGGACATCATCTGAGTAAGACCGAAGATACCTGCTTTAGCAAGACCCCCACTCAGTCTACCCAAACCTAATGCAGCACCTATTCCAGCAAACATGCCTCCAGCACCACCACCGCCTCCGCCACCAGAACCACCGGATCCGGTTCGACCACCACCAGAACCACCACCCCCAGATGCCGCGGCGTTATCTCGTTCGCGTTCTAGGTCTTCTAGTCTTGCCTGTTCTTGTGCAACAAACCATTTAGAGAAAGATGCATCAATACTACTGATACCATCATTGATGTTGACCAGTTGCGTGTTTTGTGATCTTAAAGTATCTGCTAGTGTTGAAAGTGCCATGGTTTAACCTTGTTGTTGTTTTGCTCTCTCGTTTTTTTCTTTAATATCATCGATTAACATACTCAAGTAAATCTCTCTCTCCCAAGGCAACATACTTTCCACTTCATCTAATGAGTAACTGTAATTGTTCATTAGTTGGAAGTTAACTTGATAGTAGTTTGCCAAGTTATCATGGGAGAGATTTATTAAAAAAAATCATCCATTCCTTTTAGTATACGATCGTTGTGATGACCGCAATGGTCACATACAAAGTCCGCTTCTTGTTTTATTGTCGGTATTCCGTTCACAAACTCTGTCACCTTTTCAAACTGTTCGGCTGACATAGATTCTACAAAGTTGACTAGTTCTTCTCGCGGTTCATCCTTTGTAGAGAACTTCTCTTCTAAGGTGTTGATTGATGCTATACAAGTCATCACCATTTCCAAAATAGTCTCAGTCAAAGAAGTATCTTGAAACAACTTATCATTGTCCATAAAGTCCGCATAGGTCGGGTATCTCATCTGTACAGAAATATCGTCTGTCAACTCAATAAGCTTATTATCAACCACTTCTCCCTGTAGCATAATCCTTTCTAGTTCTATCGGTACTTCGGAACCTTGATTACATTCTTCACATGGAATAATCAGTGTTGCAGTTTCCCCGACAGACTTTGCACGTATCTTAGTGAACATATAGTCCACATCGAAAATAGTCAAGTCCTTCATTGTCTCTTCTACACAGGACTCAATAGTTCTCACAATGGCTCGCATCATGTCGCGCCTCTCTTGTGTCTCTATTGCAATCAATAGATTCTTTTGTTCCTTCACTAGGAAGGGTCTGAAAGTAACTAGTTGTCCTGTAGATGGTACGTTTAATTCATATGTTGGTGATGCGTTTAACTTAGGTAATGCCATTATGTAATCCTATAATTTAAAATATTGAACCCAAACTCAGTTTAAATTCTCCTAATCCTCGTTCATCTTTGATGACTCTCCAATTGGTATAGGAGAATGTTACACTAACTTCTACCAACCCGTCCGCTTCATTGGTCAGTTCGATGCTAGTAATTGTTGTTGGAAATGCGTCTATCAACTCTACGCTGTAAATAGATGCTCCCAATAGGTCGAAGTCTATACTGAAAGGTCCTATATCGAACCCGACTCTTGCTATAGGTTTTCTCAGTTGATGTATCTTTATCGGAGCAACGTAATCGTCTTTGTATCCAACAGTACCCTTGGGTAGAGGAGTTGGTTTAGGAGGTTTAGGTTCTCCCTCTTCCTCTTCGGCTGGTTCTTCTTTAGGTACAGTGTACTCACCTACCATAGCAGAACGCCATGAGTCGAAATACTTTTTTACACCATAGTCGTTCAATGCATAGAAGGTCATTGTGACATCGTCTACTATGAACCCGTTAACTATCTTCTCATTAAAGATACCCATCTGTCGATCTAAGGTAGCAATCTGTTTACCAGGCATCGATACACTTTTGCACAATAGGTTAGCAGTACTACTCGACATTCCTTTGAGTTTAGTCACAACACCACCAAGGTCTGAATTTCCTACCTCTGAGGGCATTTCTACAGAATACTGGTTGGACATCGCCATACCATTCTTAGATATAAGTTTACTTTTTAAATCTTCTATTCCCGCCATCGATTAATCGCCTATCATTTTCTTGGAGTCGTAGTATACTTTCTTAGAGTTTGCCTTACGGAAGTCTGCGGTCGGTAAGAAGGTAGCAATCTCCCATTCCGGTGCCGGTACCATAGAAAACTTACTCTGCACGTGTTCGTTCAGGTAGTGCTTGAAACATGGTTGAAAGTACTTCAACTTACTTGACTTGACCAACAACTCATACGACATCTTGAATCGTGTAGAGTCGTTGAATTTAGTATTCGATGTAATGTCCATCAATGCGTCCAGCATCTTAGCACGTAGGATAGGAGGTAGATAATGTAGGTTCAACCCATAGAACCCACCTTCTGCTGGACCCACTACAATGACCAATGGAAATGTATCATAGTACGGTAGCGTATCCTTATGTTTAGGATCGTAGAAGAACATGTACATACCACCGACGATCTCTTTACTCGTTTGCTTCAACGGGTCTTCTTTCATCAATGATTCACGTTTGATACTACGCATGTTCTTGATCTTTTTACGAAACCAATCACGGGACTCTTTCGTGCGCGGTGTAATACCGGCACGGAACGCTTGTAGTTCTAATCTTTGGAATATGTTAGACATCGAAGTATCCGTTAAAATTCTTACTTCTATTTATACGTTATTTTGTTGACTAGTCAACTCTTTATTTGTTGATTAATCAACGGCTCTTCTTTTTACTACGAAAGGGGGGTAATTTCTTTAACGGTTTCTTGGTACGCATACGTTGGGTAGACTTGGGCATGATACCCATAGCGGTGAGTTCGTTCTCTGTCCAGATCTCAAAGTGGTACCCTCTATCCTTCGCATATTCGGATGCTGCCTTCCACTTGGATTGGTTCTTGATGTAGGTCATACCCTCATTCAATAGAGTGTGACGGGACTTTCCCTGCTTGCGTTCAGGACGTAGGGTCTGCTTGTGGGGTTTGACCTCGACCAGTACAACACGTCCAGACTTGTACTTGATGACGAAGTCCATGAAGTATCGATGTGGCTTCTTATCAGTCTCACAGATGTAAGGGATGACCAACTCTTCGGACATCCATTGTACCACGTCCAGACTGTCGTCACACCATTTCATAACATGTCGTTCCCAACCCGAACGGTAGACGACATTGTCTACATCCCCAGCATACTTGGCTGGGTTCTTTGGTTTGTACCGTCCTTTATATGTCTTCACGTTTTAATAACACCATGTGGTTGACCCTGTCACTAGAAGGATAAGCGAAATCATGTACTTTCTTGTAAGGAAAGTCTGGTTTGGACAGGTAATGATGTATCAATCTCTTGGGGTTCGGCGACTCTACTCTTTCGTCCATCGATAGACTACTGACGTAATCATCAAATAGAATGTACTCGACCCTTGCTTCGTTGCATAGGTTCAAGTCCTTTGACATACCTTCGATGCTATGGTCACCATCAACGAACACCATATCGTATAGGTCGAGGGTACGTGGTTCCAAATCGTGAGAACTCATGTGACTGAACACGAACCTATCAGGATACATTTCTTTGAGCTTATTAGCATTCACCAAGGTGTACTCGTGTTGCCCTATGTCTACCGAATGATACTTGACATTGGTATCTACATTTAGAAA